CCTAATGACTCGCAGAATTGAAATTACGGAAGCACTATTGCGCGACGGTGTCACAGACTACCATGCGGGCGATGTATTGACGCTGCCAAAAGATAAAGCAGATTTATGGGTAAGCTATGGCTGGGCGAAGGATGCCGCGACAGGTGAGACAGGCGAACGCATACCCGGTGCCCGCGCTGTTGATGTGGCCAACGTAACGCAGACACTAGGCTAATGACTGACGCGCTATACATTGGCACCGATCATTTGGCCACGCTGTCAAATTTAACAAACGGTGCCACCGATGAGGTGCAAAACGCTGCCACTGTCACGTTGACATTGTTGGACGATAAGGGGCAGGCCGTTGCGGGCGCAGATGGTTTGGCTATGAGCTATCAAACAGCCAGTAATGGCAATTACCGTTGTGTTATTCCGTACAGCATTAGCGTGCAAAAGAAAGAGTACACCGCGCGCGTGGTTGCGATAGCAAGCGGCTTTCGTTTGCAGAAAGATTACCCCGTGCTGGTGCAGGCGGCGGCTTATTAATCACGGGTCCTTCCTGGGGGGTCTGTGTACGGGTGTGAAGCGCGCGGGCTTTTCGCAGTTGGGTTGTCGTATAGGGGGTTATAGTTATGGAAATTAACCTTGACGACAAGGCCACGCAAACCGGGTTTGCCGCCCTTGTGGGGGTATCGCAACCGGCTATAAACGCGCGAATAAATGCTGGCGCATTGCAGTCTGGTGGTACATATCGTCAATGGCTGATTGAGTATTGCGAAAAATTACGCGTTGAGGCGGGCGGGCGTGGTGGTGATGAGGCTAGCACGCTGGCGCGGGCGCGCACGAAAGAGTCGCTAATTAAAACCCGCAAGCTTGAACTGGAGTATTACAAAGAAGTTGGTTTGGTGGTGCCTGTCGAGGTGCTGGAGCCGGTTTTAAGTGAGTGGGCATCCTTTGCGCAGTCTGAGGTGACAAATTGCGTTGCGCGCCTGGTGGTGGGTATTGAGTCGCAGCATAAAATCGAAATTGACCAGGAAGCGGTAGACAATGGAATACGGCCTGCCCTATCAACTATTGCAGGATACGCTGCCCACCTGGAAAAAGTTATTGGCGCGCGTGGCGACGAACTGGCAGCCCCGGCAGAAGGTGCCGACACTGCGTTGGCTGAGGGATAATTACAGACTGCCAGACAAGGGTGCGGATAATCCGGGGCCGTACAATCCAGACTACGTGCCTTACTTGTGGGGCATTTTTTACGCATTAGATGCGCCAAACGTGCCGCTGGTCGTGATGATGAAAGCCGCGCAGATCGGCTGGACATTTGGCCTGGTGGGCTATATCGGGCAGCGGATTGACACGCAGCCCAGCGCTATTTTGTTGATTTTCCCGACACTGGGCGCGGCGCGCGAGTTTAGCGACGAAAAGCTGGTGCCCGCGATTGAGGCAACGCCGGTTTTGCGGGATAAAATCGACGTTAGTACAAGCCGCAGCAGCGGAAACCGGGCGCTTTTCAAGAATTTTCCGGGCGGTTTTTTAAAGCTTGGCGGGTCAAATTCTACCGCCAGCGTGAAATCAACACCCGCGCCGCTGGTGATAGTGGAAGAACCGGACGACACCGCAGACAATGTCAAAGATCAGGGTGACGCTATCCGGCTTGCAAAGGAGCGTTTAAAACGCTTTCGTAACGGCAAAATGGTGCTGGGTGGTACGCCGTCTATATCCGGCTTGTCGCGGGTTGAAGAACAGGTGAATCTGTCAACGCAGCGGGTGCTGCCGATCACTTGCCACGACTGCGGCAGCCAGCACGTGCTCGACTGGGATAATGTTACCTGGTTGGACGCCGACGCGGGTACGCCTCACCCTGTGTATGGTATGGCGCAGCCTGATACCGCATTATATTGCTGCCCGCATTGCGGTGTGGCGTGGGACGACTGGCAGCGCCAGCAGAACATAATCAAAACCGTTAAAGACGCGCACGCGGCAGGCGACCCGTTTTGTGGTTGGGTTGCAACCGTTGAAAATAGCGGCGGCGCGGAAGGTTTTAAGGAGCTATCAGAGTTATATGTTTGTATACCCGGCACCAGTCTGGCTGATGTGGTGCGCGATTACCTGGAAGCAGAGCACGACGCCGCCAACGGTGACGAATCAGGCCGCATAGTTTTTAGAAACAGCAAGCTTGCCCGCCCGTATGTGTACAACACAAGCAGTTTCAGCACCGACGAACTGGAAGCACGCGCGGAAGACTACGACGAAATGACGGTGCCCGAAAGGGCACTGGCATTAACGGCGGGTATTGACGTGCAGCACGACCGCCTCGCCATTGCCATTTGGGCATGGGGGCCGGGCGAGGAAATGTGGCTGGTTTACTGGGGTGAGATTTACGCAAAAGAAAATATAAACGATAAAAACGACCCTGTCTGGTTGGAGTTGGATAAGTTTTTATTTACCCCGATACCGCACGCGCTGGGCTTTAACCTGCGCATATTACAGTCTGCCATTGATAGTTCAGACGGTGCCACGTCCGACGCGGTGTATAGTTATGTGCGCACCCGCCAGCATAAAGGTGTTATTGCGGTTAAGGGATCGTCTAACGACTACGGCACAAAGGAAATTTATAGCAAACCAAAAGCGGTTGACTATAAAAGCAAAACAAAAGCCTCAAAAAAAGGCGTGCAGGTTTACATTGTCGGCACGCACAAAGCAAAAGATTTACTAATAGGTGATAAAGGGCGGTTGACTTTGTCAGGTAACGGGCCGGGCAGAATGCACTGGTATGAGAGTGTGCGCCCGGATTTTTATGTGCAGTTGCTATCAGAAATAAAAGCCCCCAGCAAGCGCACCCGCAAAATGGCTTACCAGCTGCGGGCAGGCGTGCGCAATGAGGCGCTGGATTGCACGGTAATGGCAACCCACGCCAGCCGCGCTGCCAAGTTACATTTAAAAACACCGGCGCAATGGGCGGACCTTGAAAAAAGCCTGCGGCAAGTGGATTTATTTAGCAATACCGAAACCGAAACCGACGTAAAACCCGCCGCAAACCGCACGCGCTCGAACGCGCGGCGGGGTGGGTTTGCAAATAACTGGAGAAAATAAAAAGTGGTAGAGCTACCGACAGTTGAGCCGGTGCGGTTTGTTAGTGGCGACACCGTGCAATGGTTAAAAGATTTGCCGGACTATGACCCGGCGGTCTGGGTTTTAACGTATGGCTTTGTAAAGGATGGCCAGCGTAAAACTGTAACGGCCACAAATAACGGCGATGGCCGATTCAGGGCAACAATATCAGCCAGTGCGTCGGGCTATGAGCCGGGGACATACTACTGGCAGGCGCAGGTTTCGCTGGGTAGCTCGCAACGTTATACCGTTGCGCAAGGCCGGGTGGAAGTGCTGCCCAGTTTGAACGACTACGCAAACGGCTACGACGGGCGCAGCCAAGTAAAAAAAACACTTGATGCGTTAAACGCGACGCTGGAAAAAAAGGCCAGCCGCGATCAGATGCAATACAGCATTAACGGTGTAGCAATCCAGCGCATGACAATGGGCGACATATTGGCCGCCCGCAGTTTGTATGCGCGCTTATACAAACAGGAAGTGGACGCAGAGGCCGTGGCTAACGGTGAAATAAAAAGCAACATGATAAGGGTGCGGTTTTAAATGGGGATATTTAAACGAGTTGCGCAGGGTGCAGTGAACATTGCATGGCGTGCGACGTATGGCGCATTGCCAAGCAATAAACCTGTGCAAAAACGGTCATACGCCAGCGCCCAAACAAGTGCATTAACGAGCAGCTGGACGGTGCAACCGAAACCCATAGACGCTGACATAAAAAGCGGGCTGCGTATCTTGCGCGCGCGATCACGCCATGAAGCGCAAAACGGTGACTACGTTAAACGATTTTTAAACCTGGTTAAAGCCAACGTGGTGGGGCATCAGGGGTTTGTGATGCGCGCCCGCGTGCTTGACCAGCAAAACAAACCGGACAAGCACGCCAGCGCCGCGTTAATGGATAGTTTTAGCCAGTGGGGCAAGAAAGATAATTGCACCGTTACCGGTAAAGTAAGCTGGCGCATGGCGCAGCGATTATTTATTGAAACGGTGGCGCGTGACGGTGAAGTGTTGGTGCGTAAAGTGTTGGGGTGGAAAAAAAATAAATGGCGGTTTGCGTTGCAGTTTCTCGATGTTGAGCTGTTAGATGTGAACTACAACGTTACGTTGGCAAGCGGTAACGTGGTAAAAATGGGTGTTGAATTGGATAATTGGCGGCGGCCTGTTGCGTATCACTTATTAACAACGGGCACAGGTGACGACGTGTATACCTACGGCTCGCAAAAATACCAGCGTATACCTGCCGCCGAAATAATTCACGAATTTTTGCCTGAATGGGTGCTGCAAACGCGCGGGGTGCCGTGGGTGGCCACGGGCCTGTTGCGGCTTAATATGCTATCGGGCTATGAGGAAGCCGAATTAGTCGCCAGCCGGGCCGGTGCCAGCAAATTTGCAGCATACGAACGCAACGACGACGAAGTGCCGTTGCAAGACGCCAGCGTAATGGCGGGCAGCACGGATACGGACGAAAAAGGCCGGTTTGTGCAGGATATGGACGCGGGCATGGTTGAAGTGGTGCCCGACGGTTACACGTTAAAGCTACTAGACCCGCAGCACCCGAATGCAGCCTATAAGGATTTTGTAAAAGCCTGTTTGCGCGGAATCAGCGCCGGTCTGGGTGTGAGTTATCACGCGCTGGCGAATGATCTTGAGGGCGCAAATTATAACAGTCTGCGCGAAGGTAAATTGCAAGATCAGGACGCATGGTTGCCATTACAGGATTGGATGGCCGAAGTATTTTGCGAGCCTGTTTATAATGAGTGGCTAAAAATATCATTGCTTGCGCAGGCTATTACGTTAATGGGTAAGCCGCTCAAAG